TGTTTTTTAGCAGTTCGTTTTCTCTTTTTAGCTTGCCTACCTTCTTGCTCAACTTTTCATAAGCGATGCCGTGGTCGCAAGTCTCGCAAGCTCCCGAATCAAGACAGTGGCGTCTATACGGACATATTCTGCTTTTCATCCCCTGCTCCTTTCCAATGCTTTCTCCGCTTCCTCTTTGGTGAGGAATACTGTTTTGCCAAAGTCCCTTTCTGTTCTTAAGATAAAATCCACAGTACCGAATTTATGTTCTTCGATACGATACTCACTAAAAGAACAATCACTTCTACCGCAATACTTTTCACAATCCCAAGCCATTACTGGCTCTTTTTCTGTATCATAAGGGTCTGTATTACAATACCGCTGAATTGTGTAGTATGTATCCCCCACCTTACAAGGTGGTACGATAATTCTCCCATCTTGCTTTGCTCTTATCAATTCTGCGAGTTCGTCAAGAGGTATTCCAAATGCAGTTCGTATTGGCTCACGGTTCGTCACAAGGCAAACTGCATCGGTGTCTACAAGCATCACTCCGTTAGCGAGAAGGTGGTCGGCAATTTGCTCAAGCAATAGCGGTTGTGATTTCAAATTCCACATACTGCTTTGCCCTATCAACTCTATCAATCTTTCTCTTTCGGTCATTGCAAAACCTCCATTTGTTTTCTGAGTATGTCATTTTCTATAGACAATGCCTCGCAGCGTTCTTTTAATTTCTTGATCTTCTTGTCTTGCTTTTGAAGGATTTCATTTAAACTGCAATCATCACAAGCTCCGGCATTTACACATAAACTTCGATAGGGGCAAATTTTACTTTTCATTTGTGGCTCTCCTCCCAGCTTTCAGCAAACACACAAGTTGCTAACACAATGCATATGGTAGAGAGCAGGCAAATACAGAGTCCTAATAAAAGCCCAAATATTACAGCCAATCCATAAAAGCTGCAAGCATCAATTATAAGCGCTACGCCTAACCAATTGCCTAATATGCCTATAATTGCTAAAACAATAATCAAAATTACACTGCTTGTCATTTTTCTTTTTCCCTTTCTTCCATTTCCTTCAAGGCTTCAAAGCATATTACCTCAGCATCAATTTCTGTTTGGGTATAACCCTTTTCGCTTTTGTTCAATGCCCTGCGCATTTTGTAAAGATTCAAAAGATTTGCCGAAATAATATGCCACGCTTCCATTGGTGTCATGTTTCTTCAGCCTCACTTTCAATATCCAATGTTCTTTGAAACTTCCGTGGCTTCATCGGGCAAAAGTCCGGGAGAATCAAGGAGGCTCACACGATGCTCCAAATCGTAAAGCTTAAATTCTATCTTTTCGAGGCGACCCATAAAATAGTCCTCTTTTTCTTTTTCGGCAACAGCCTTGGCAATCTTCTCAGCCATTTGCTTTTTTGTGATAAACATATTACTTCCTTTCTTTCGTCTTATGGTCGATGTATTCATCAATGCTTATTCCCATCACATCAGCCATGGCTTCTACAAACAAAACATTGGGTACATTTCTATCTTTCTCCCAATTACGAATTGACGCTTCTGAAAGACCGGTTTTTTTCGCTAATTCCGGCACAGAAAAACCGTGTTTAATGCGTGTCCTCATCATCGCTTCGCCCAGTGTCATTGAATCCAACTTCCTTTCTAATTCTTTCAATTATTTTTTCTCCGTTTCCACGGGTGAATGCTTGTCCTTCTTCAGAGAGAAAAAATCCCTCAACCTCCCATGCCGTGGGAAAATCCCCTTGTCTCAAAGCCTCTCGGTAGTCCATTATTGCTCTCTCTATTACAGCAGCGCGAAGATTGAAAATGGAGTTTTTTAAGATTGTATAATTATTCATGATAATTCTTTGTACCATCCTTTCACATCAACACCTATTTCTTGCAGCTTTCTTCGGTATAACCATCCTGAATCTTCGGGAGGGAGTTCGTAGTATTCCCTCAAGCGCTTATGCTCTTTCAAACAAGCCTCCCAAAAACGCCTTAAACGTTTTTGACCGAATCCAAAGCAAACATGAAGAGTCCATAACACCACGGCATCGGCATCTATGCTCCATTCTTCATCGACTTCCAACACACGCTTTCTTATTTCCGCATCCATTGCTTTTCTTTGAGCATTGGTCATGTTACATGGTAGGCGTGCTTTCATTTTCCCTCTCCTCAAAATAGCTGAAAGTCTTTTTGCCCTCTCTCAAGGGGAGATCTTGCATCTCTGGCATGATGTTCTCCATCAACATTGCCCCCAGCACATTGAAAGCGGCAGCAGCCAAATGGTCCTCATCATCACAACCACATTGATATTTTGCGAGGTGCCTGCAAGCTGAATCAATGAATGAGGAAATGGGAATACCCTTTCTGAAATTCCACCGCTTATACTTTTTAGCACCATTTTCATAATGCCTGGATAACCTCAGTATGGCTTCCCAAGGAACACTTGCCATATCTCCTTTGCCTTCGTGCATGTCACGCACTGCGCCTGTGTTAAATTCTGTTCTGTCGCCTGAATCTTTAATCATTTGTTTCTCCTCCTATTATCTTTAGTGCATCTTCTATGGAACGGGCAATATCAGCCTTGATGCCATATTGATGCATGATTTCAATAAAACGTTTTTGCTTTTCTCTCGCTGTTCCGGTCCTGGTCTTACATTCAACAAAAGCAACGTTGCTGTTTTCACCAAGAAAGAGTAGGTCAGAGGTGCCTTCTGGACACCCTTGGACCGGTCTTAAATCAATTAGAACATACTGCTGAAATTCGTTACTCCATACACGCTTTCCTTGCCAGAACTTACCGGAATTGAGGCGAAGCACAATCCCGTATTCTGAGAGGGCAAGGCGAATTTCGTTTTGAATAAACTGCTCTGATTTGCTCATGTTCACTCCCATAATAGTCTCTGGCCGCAATTACCACAGTATTGTGTGTTACGATCCAGGAACACGGCACCGCATTTACATTGCCCATCATAATACAAGAAACGATGTGGCTTGAAAGGAATCTGCTTTTCAAGAGCATCTATAAGGGTTTTATAGATTTCAATTCTTTCCTGAATTTCAATTTCTTTCGCTATATTTCTTTCTATCAATTAAACCACCTCACAATAGTATTTCCCTTATAGCCCTTCTCCCAAATAAACCAAGCATAAGCAACGGCAGAGCCGCCACCATCACGCATTTTTTGAAATTCGCCATTCTTTGCACATAACAAACGGCTCGATGCCACATAAATTCTCTTGGGAGGATGCTTGTCAAACAACTTTCTTCTCGCTTTACCTTCAAGAAACTGTACCTTTAAGAACATTGCAATTTTCGTGCTATCCATTGAAATATTAAGAGCATGCTCCACAAATTCTTTTGCATATTTGTATGGAGGATTTGTGATAATATCCCTCGATGATCCCTGGGGAACATCAGCAGCCAAGAAATCAGAAACTTGTGTTCCGGGATACCCACGGTCAACGATATCCGTTGATAAAACATCATGACCACGATGTTTCAAAACTTCGCTCAAATGACCCTGGCCACAAGCCGGCTCCCATACATAGTGATTAAATTCTTCCAAATCCAACAACAATTCCAATGCTTTGGGCTCTGTTGCATAATAATCGTGGGTTTCACGTTCTTTGTCCGTATGATTACTTGCTCCAAGCGTTTTATAAATGGAATTTTTGTTGCCAATCCAATCTGTACTCACTCAAATACCCCACTTTCTATCAACCCCATTGTTCTGCCATCGCTTTGGCTATTCCGGGGAATGTCTTACTTCTCACTTTTGCTCGTTCTGCTGGCGGAAGATGCCAAGCATCCGCAAACCACTTAGGCTGTCTCTTTTTCTTGCCAGTCTTCTTGTCAATCCACTCTTTCCACTCCATCTCAGGCTGCTCTGTAACAATCGGAACAAGCGGCTTGATGCCCTTCAACCATAAACAAGTCGATTTGGAATAGTTGTCGCCAAACATCCAAGGATGGATGACTTGCGTAGGCTTAATCGGTAAACTGTACTTTTCGGCAAGGTCGGGAAACCATTTTGGAACATAGTCGCCGCTAATAATACCGATGGGATTTTCGATGGAAATTTTGTCGCAATCTGCGTCTAAGAATTGACAGAAGAAATCAATGCCCCAACGCTGACTACCATCCTCACGCTTCTTCTCAAACCAAGCAGCACCGCTAACAGCCAAATGAGTACAAGGCGGAAAAGCAATAATCATATCCCATTTGCCTTTGATGCTGTGCGCATCGCCGTTCGTTGTGTGGAAGTCGCAGTTTCCATTTAACAGCGGCAACACATCTTGCATAATGTGCCATTCGGGATGACCGCCGCTTTGATCTATTATGTCGCACGAATACGCTTCGTGTCCTTTTTCTCTAAAAGCCTTGCATACTTCTTGGCTTTCTTCACAAGCTACTAATACATTCACTTTATCTTCTCCCCCTCATAATAAAGTAAGCCCATCCGGCAGGATTCTTGTACCCTCTCTTTTTTGCAAGGGCAACCAGTTCTTCGTAAGACTGTGCGTTCCCTTGCTCCCGACGGGCAGCTTTTCTATGCCTTTCCTGTTCTTCCTTTTCAATTGCCTCAATACGCTTTAGTTCCACATCCCGTACTTGCTTCAACTCTCTGCCTTTTACTGTGTACTCATACCCACACCATGGGCATTTGTTAGACGTTTTGAAGCATCGGAAGCAATTCTCGCATTGGCGAATGCTTAGAGTGCCATCATCGTTAAATTCGTTTTTGCGAGATATTTTCTTTTCCAAAGACCACTCTCTATCATCATCAGGGAATCCCATCTTTGTGTAATTCATAACACAATCAATGATTTTTGCGGTCTTTCCTTCCTTATATCTCATGCAACGCATCGCGCTTTGTATATAAACCGTTGTACTAACTGTGGGTCTTAACAATATGCAACACTCACAATCGGGGATTGAAATTCCCTCTACAATCAACATAACATTTGAAATGATGGTTATTTTTCCCGATCTAAAATCATCCATAATCTGTTGACGTTCTGCTTTTGCCATAGAGCCATCAATATGCGCAGCTTTATACCCCGCATCACAAAAAGCCTTTACAATTGATTTGGAATGTTTTATGCTTGTTGCATAAATAATAGTTCTTGCATTATTAGCAAACTTCTGATATGATTTAATAACATCACCGTAGATTGCTGTTTTCATAAGCAATTGTTCCGCATTTGCCATAACATACTCACCGTGTTGTATTGGCAGATTTGTTGTATCTGCAACGGGTACTGAATAATACTCATACGGCGCCAAACACTTGTTGGCAATAAGTTCTTTTACGCTTATTCCGGTTATAAGTATTTCATACACATCTCCCATAGAAGCCCCACTTAATCTGCAAGGCGTTGCGGTTAGTCCTATAACCCAACAATTGTAGTAGTCCAAAACTTTGCGTAGAGTTTTAGGAATCCAATGGCTCTCATCACAAATTATTAAGTCGGGAGTATCATACTGACCTAATCTGTTTATCTCAGAGAAAAACAAAGCAATGCGAACATTGTTTGTAAATAGATTGTGTTCCATTAACAACTCTTTATGTTGTTCTGCCAACTCTTTGCGATGAACGAGGATAAGCACTTTTTTGTTTGAATCAATTGCGCTTTCGCACATTTTTAGAAACAAGTAGCTTTTACCCGCGCCACAAGGGGCAGTTATTAAAACTCTGTTTTTTCCCTCCGACAATGCTTTACACGCCCTTGAATACAAATCGTTTTGGTAATCTCTTAAAACTATCCCCATTTTTGTTTGCCACCTTTAGGAATAGTGAGTGCTTCTTCTATGGAGTTCCAACGATTTAAGCGTTCTATTAAGGTTGAATGGTTAATTCCTAATAACATGGCCCACTCTTCCAATATTTTGGTTTCGCCATTATATGTAATGTAATGATTCCTTCGTGTGTTTAACGCTTGTTCTCGTTGTGTAATCCACCTGCAATTAGTTGGCTCATAATTACCATTCACATCAATGCGATCTATTGTAAGATCATCACGATAACCGTTAGCCATTGCCCAATCATAAAATGGTTCAAAGGTTTGCCATTCTTCGCAGACTTTTATTCCTCTATCGCCATAATATTTGTAGCAAGATAGGGTTTGTAGCGAACAAAGCCCCTTCATGCCATTCCAAATATTGTATAGTCTTGTTTTAGCAAGACCGTGTGTTTGGCGAAGTTTTATGTTTATTTCCTTTTGTAAACACCCACAACTTTTTGTTTTGCCAGAACGCAAGGAATAGCCACGCACATCAACCTCGTTTCCACAATCACACTTGCATTTCCACATGAATTGTCTGTCTTTGGTTTTCTTTGCAAATTCAATAACGGTCAATCTTCCAAATCTCTGTCCTGTTAAATCAATTATTTTCCCCATTTATTCACTCCTTTGTGTGGAAGGGGCAATTTTGCCCCTTCCATCCCTCAGCATTATTTCCAAGGCAAACCGTCAGGAAGGTCATCTATTGGATCATAAGCGCCCGTGTTACCATTCCCCGTTAAGGCGGCCTTTCCACTCGGTTCTTTCCATGCAGGAAGTTTATCTTGTCTGTCCTTGCTGATGAAGTAAGCAATCTTGGGATTAGGTTGTCCCTCGTAATCTTCGTGTTTAACCTTTGCAGCTCCAACCTTTCCCGCCCAAGAGTTAAGGTTGAAGTCCCCGTAGGGAATGCCAAAGCTGTTCCAAAGCTCTCCAAGCTTTTGATTGGTAAGCTTTGCGTTGTCGGGAAGGAACACAAGGAAGTGCCAAATTGTACTGTTATATCCAGATACTTCAAGTACAAGCTTAATCATTTGCTTTTGATTTCTGCTTACTTGCTCTTCCGCTGATTGAATGCGGACACGGTGTTCTCCCACCGGGATAGGTTTGAAGCTCTGCTCCTCATAATCGTTGCTGTCGAAATTCCAATTGATACTCATTTTTTCTTACCTCCAAATATTGTTATAAGGCATAATGCCAAAAATTGAGCCGCCAAAACGGTCATTGCTCCATAAAAGAAATCCATTAACTTTTGCCTCCAGAGAATATATCTTCGGGCATACAAGACTTTCTGCAATAAAGCTGATCCTTTGCATACATGGTTGGTCTGCCTTCAAGAACGTAGTACCAAGCCTTCTTTCCGTCTTTTTCTGCTGTGTTTATGTATGCCACAATCTGTGTAAGCCCTAAGAAATTATCCAGTATTTTATTTGGCAACTTCGGCTGAGTTCTCACGGCCTTTGTTCCATCGGGAAGGTTTATTTCCTGAAGGTCGGTCCATGCGGTGAATATAACGTTGCAATCCACCTTAGCAGCCTTCCTTGCCAGGCGCTTTAGTTCTTGGTAGACTATCTGATAGGCTTGTCTCATATCCTTGAATCTGCCGCTGGCATCAAATTCCAAAATGGCAAGATCAAAAATATCACTTATGTTATCTACTATGATGTTGTCATAGGCTTTCTTTTCAACCGCTTGGTCAAATTGCTTTGAGAAGCAATTCTGTTCCTTGCCTGTGTTGTCTCTTTCCAGCCAATGCTCCACAACCTCGGTTGTCAGATTGCTTCTGTTGAAATCATTGTTATTCAAAACAATGTGGCTGTTGTCGGAGCAGAGTAAAAGATTCTTTTTTCTCTTTTCTGCTCTCACCGATGTTGAGTTCACAGTTTTTCCGGCGCCGCTCGGCCCGTAAATCAATGCATTCATATTAAATACTCCTTTCTATTCCAACGATTTATAGTTCCTCTCTTTGCGGTTAAAGCGATTTCATTAGGCTTATTGTAAACATTTATTCTTCTGAATTATGCTTGTTTTGTTATTCCTATCTCGTATGCATATTCATCTTTTGTTTTATCATATCCATTTAATGTCAAT